CCCCCTTACGGGGGACTTCTTGAGGTGGCTAACCACCTTTTTCCTGCTAACTCTCCTCAGCAACTTAGTGTTGTGAACGAGGGAAAGCTAACATAAACCGCCTGCAGTGCAAGAGGCTTACCATGACGATCCGTGTTCGCACGAAAGGAGATATTTTGGATGTCGTGAAGTCCTATAATGAAAAGTCTTTTAATGGGACTGATCATTGGTCTTACACGACACCTTTTCATCTCCGAAGTGGGGAGCAAACGACCACAACTGATGTGGTCACTCCCGGGTTTCGCCGTAAATTAAACGACGGTGCGATCATAAATAATCCGTTTCACAGTTTGACTGTGAAGAGAAACGCTCACTACTCGGGACATTCAGTCCGGAGAAAGAGTGGTTCTGGTACTACCATCCAATGGTATACCGGGGATAATTTATACGGAAACGGACCTGACCCAGTGAGCTCACCCGCTATCGATGTTGAGGCCCTTAAGGCCTTGGCAGGAACAGCGGCTGCCGCCAATGTCCTTAAACCAGACATTGACGGTCTCGTAGAGGTTGCGGAATTCAAGCAAGCACTTTCTCTCTTCAATTTGAAGAGGCTTGTCTTGGACGCTCATTTGAACCGAATCGGTCGTATGGTCTTCCGTGGTAGGAAGTATACGTCCCGACAATTGGCTCAGATGATTGCAAACAATTGGCTGAAGTACCGTTATGGTATTATGCCACTTGTCCGACTCTGCGATCAGGCGTTGCATTTAGGGAAAGAACCGAAGCCCCTTAGGCTTGTTGCCCGAGGGTCCGCTAGCGATTCCGGTTCCAATTCTGGTACCAGCAGTGAAACTGGTTCCTTTTGGAAAGTTACGTACGACGTCCAACAGACGTTAGATGTAACGGTGAGGGCAGGCGTTCTCTATGAGATCGTCTCTTCTCACAATCGCTACGGCTTCAACTTCTCCGATCTACCCGCTGCTGCGTGGGAACTCGTTCCCTATAGCTTTGTTGTAGATTGGGGTTCTAATGTTGGTAACTTCATTAGAGGGATCACTCCCAAAGTTGGGGCTAGGGTGTTGGCAACTTGGACCACTGTCAAACGGGTCAAAACCGTCACTGTCACTCAAACGAGTGACTTTGTCGCTTCGACTTCTACGTTCGAAGAGGTCCTTGCTCCGTCTGGTGGCTTTGATGCTATTCAGACGGATTTACGCCGTTCGCCGGGTATCACTCAGAAAATCGTTCTCAATTGGCCTAGCATAAAAGCTATACCGACTGATAAGCGAATACTGGATGGTTTTGCTCTAACTATGCAGAAGCTGCTACGTTAGGGCATTACTCGGTGTTGCGGACATTCTCATCAACCAAACCTTTGAGTAAGTTGTTATGACAATCACTGTCAATACGAAGGCCTACGCCTTCGATACCAACACGAGCGCGGATGCAGCACGGATGGTAGGCCCGTCCAATGACTTCGACACCAAGGATATCCTTGAGTTGAAGCGGACGGCGCCGAAACCCACTGCTGACTTTCCGGGCGTGGCCCGATCGAGTGCCAAGTTCTCACGAACTGTCACTATTGGTGGTGTTAACTACACCGCCATTGCTGAAGCAAACTTCAGCATTCCGGTCGGGATGGCGGGAGCCGACATCGACTCTCTCCGCGACGATCTTGGAGATCTGTTGATCTCCACGAATGGCGATGACCTCGTCGAGAAGCACAAAATAGTTCAGTAATGGGGGCCATATGGTCCCCTCTGCACTTGTGTTCTCTTGGCGGAGTCTCCCAGGCGTTTTTCGTCTGGTAGCCAGGCTAACTCTGTCGTTAGCTCGTCTTTTCGATCCTTCCTTTAACCCTTGTGGAGTTATCATGAGTAACAAAGTTGTCTTTGAACTTGTCATCGTCCGTGGATCTCTTACGATTGGGACTAGCCTAAGGTTATTCGACGTAAAGTCGGTTGACCTCATGGATAATCTTATTCGCTCGAAGATCCTTGGGCTACATGGCAAATCAGCTTACATGGTCTATGTCGTCGACCGACGCGCCCTCATTGACGGGGGCTTCGATCTTGACGGTATTTTTCCTGTTGGAACCTGGCGGTTCCTCGGGGGAAATATGATCCATTGCATACCATTCTATCATAAGAATGGGAAGCGTTGGGTTATAAACCAGGAGCTGTACTCTTGGGCAGGTCGATCACTTTCTGGGGACACTTTATGAAAAAGCGTCGCTCAACTGGCGTGATGCCAATTGGGCTTCCATCCGAAGAAGTCTATCGTCGGGTGGTTACCCAAACACTGATCCGTTCGCAACCTTGGATAGAACCGGATAGGTACCAGCTCTTGCTGGGACTTGTCCGGGGCCGTAATTGGCCTCGCCTACTCAAGGTAGTTGATTCTTTTCCTCTCGCAGATGCAGAGGGCGTAGAAAGATTCTACGTATGGAATCAATTTGTCGCTTTGATCAAAAAGTATCCTTTCACGGAGGAAGAGTCGAAGGGTTTCGACCCTGAGATGGCTGCTTGGAAGAAATTCCTTGCAGCCGAGCACTCCTGTAAAAGGATTAACCAACGATTTCGCGCAATGCGACGTCATGGTTATCGCTATGTATCCTACCTTGGACACATGCGCGAATACATATACAAGGTTTTAGGGGATGCCCCAAACCTCGTTCCTATGTATGATCTCTGCGATTTCGGACCGGGGGCTAGTGTGAAAGTGGGAGGGAATCTTACCAACTGGGCTCGCAAGTTCCTTGCGAGTAGTTGGACCGTCTCACCCTCGGCGCTCTCGTACGCTATCCCTTCATTATGGCAACATGACCAAGTTCGGGCCCTTTTGACGGGGTCTGACCTTGGGCCATACAGTTACAATCACTTCCGTGACTGTGTGCTGAAGAAAGTAGCGAAGGTATCACATAACAAAATAAGCTTCGTTCCTAAGTCGTTTAAGACTCTGAGGTCTATAGCGACTGAGCCGTTGTTAAATGGGTATTTACAAAAAGGTATCGACATTATCATGCGTCGTCGTTTGAAGGCGATTGCTGGTATTGATTTAGGGGACCGCTCCTTTAATCAGGAGATGGCCCGCCTCGGTAGTCTTGGGGGTTCGAACCCTTATTGCACTATCGACCTTTCATCAGCTTCGGACTCCATGAGTATCGAACTGGTGCGAGACCTTTTACCCTATGACTGGTTCGATCTTCTCGACCGAACCAGGTCCCATCGTTATGAGTATCGTGGCGCCTCGAAAAGGTACCATAAATTCGTTTCGATGGGTGACGGCTTCTGTTTCCCACTGCAGACGCTGATATTTGCCTCCGTTTGTCACGCGGTAAGCGTGGTAAACGGTTCTCCTCTAGACTTTCGGGTCTATGGAGATGACATTGTCGTGCGTCAGTCCGATGCCCTCGTGGTCCTCGAGCTTTTGAGGTTCCTTGGGTTTCGGAACAATCCTGATAAGACCTACATCCATGGGTCTTTCAGGGAGTCATGTGGAGCAGATTGGATCGGTGGACTGGACGTTCGTCCAGCATACTTGAACTTTAGGTTTACTACGAACGTAGACCTATTTAAGTTTCACAACGTCACCCTCCGGGGCCCTCTTCCGTTCGTCTTATTTGACGACGTTAGGGAGCTCTTGAGGTCACTATGTCCTAAGAACGTCCTATTTGTAAGGCCGTTCCACGGGAATCCTGAGTCTGCCTTCACGGTAGACAAAGGTGTGTGTATGACGAGCAAGTTTGTACATTGGGATAAGTCCACTTGGGCTTGGCGTTGGAAAGAGGTCTTGACCAGACCTCTTCGCGACAAGCTTTGGGGGACCGACCCTGATGTCTGCAACAGACTTGAGTATGTGGCGGTGCTAAGAGGTTCTAAGGCCTCTAACCCGTTATCCATTCGTCGCAAGACGAAAGCCTCGGTAAGGAGTTGTTCTTACTGGGGGGACCTTGGGAGTGAACCCAAGGTTCCAGAGGAACCAGCGCCGGGCGTAAGCCCCGCGTTGTAATCCTTTAGGAGAGGTATTCTACCTTGTAAAGTGGCACGCTTGCAGAGC